TAGGATCTGACCATTTACTTTTACGTGTTGAAGTAACTGGTTGATCATCTCTACCTACACTCTGTCCTAAACTATTTTTCCATATGTTTATTAATTCTCGTTGCGCTCCCTTTATATCTGGCTGATGCAATCCATTATCCTTTGCATACTTTGCCCATAGACGCATCTCTCCTATATTTGGCTTTGATGGAAGGAACTTACCTTTATTAACCATATCAGCAAACATCTTTGAATCTAATTTATCTGAGAACATGCCGTCCTTTGTAATAAAGTTTATAATTTCTTTCTTGCTCAGACCAGATGCTTTTGCTCTCTCTATAATATTAGCCATTCGTCTGGCACTTTTATATTGCACATCCAAAGAATGTGCATATGCTTTTGCAAGATCATCAGCAGTTACAGTCTGTTGATTATGAACCATCCTATTAAATATTTGACTAGCCTTTCCAGTTACTTGTTTTTCTTTTTGCATTTGACCAAGCATATTATTTTTTACATCATAATATTCTGGACGCATTCCAACTAAACCAGCTATGGCTTGAAATGTAGTATATTTTCTTGGATATGTTCCCGGTTTTAAAGCATATTCCTGACCTTCAGGACGATCCGTTACAGATCTAACAATCCTTTCTGCATCTCTAATGACTCCCGGTTCATAAGGTTTCCACAATTCTCCTATTACAGCCATCACATTTTGTGGAATAGTCTTTTGTCTCACATCCACAATAGGTCTTCCATACGCATCCGTATTTTTATATAGATTAATAAAACTTTCAAAAAACATAGATGGTCCCATTATTTCTCCCAATGGTTTTAGAACAGCTTTAGTTACAGCATCCGTTACTCCTTCTTCACTAAATGTACCGTTAGCCATATCACGCAGCGTTCCACGTATAGGATCTTGCATAACAGCATATGGATTGGAGAAGGACAAATTCATTCTTACTCCTGTACCATTCTCCGGTTTTGTTAAATAGGCATATGTAGTTCCACGAGCATAGTCTTGGTCAAAGGATTCAATACCATCTGTATTGGCTTCAACTTCATCTTCACCTCGTATATAATCCCAAACATCTCCTCCATATTTAAGGCCAAGATATAATGTAGAGGCTCCCGACATAGCTACTGCTGCCGATTGAGCAGCTATTTGAGAACCCATTCTACGTCGCCCTATTGCTCTTTGAGCCTCTCCTACTCTTGTTCCATCTGGAAGAATAATATTTCTTTTCATCACACGCCCACCTTCAAGCCAATCACTTCCAGCAGCCACTAGTATATTTTTCTGATTTCTTGCCAGCTCTGTATTAAAAGCAAGAAAGTCAGCCGCTGGTAAAAGACGGGAGTAGCGAACAAATTGAGGAACTCCTGCATAATTCTGCATATATTTTGCAACATTATCAGCAGCAATTTGTTCTACTCTTGTTATATTTACTGTAATACCATCAGCACTCTTAAAGGTATGAACAATATCTAAGTCAGGATTATAATCACCAGTACCCTGAGCATCCATCACCTTTACCAAATCATTTTCTTCAGGAGTCAGTTGCTCACCAGCCTCTCTTTTAGCTTTAGCAAGATGAGCCGTATCTCTAAGAATAGGTCTTTGTATATCTCTTTCACTAAGAAATCCAAACTGTTTCCAAACATCATCCATAAGCTGGTAAAATTTAACTACTGAAATATTCGCCCGTTTTGCTGCTGCTTTAACTTTGTTCCCTCTTGTATATAATGGATTACTTCCATTCCAAAAAGAAGGATCTGCTGCATCTCCCATTGCTGCTCTAAATGCTCCTAAAATTGTACCACTTTGTAGGAAACCTAAATATGATCCTTTCTCCATTTCAGCCTGTAATGTTTCATCACTTAACTTATACATACCTTTAAAAACTTTAGGGAGTGCTCTTAAATTTCTTGGATTTATATATCCTGCACCTACAGCCATGATTCCAGCAGTTAAAAAGTTTCTAGCTATAGCGGCTGTGTTATAAACAGTCTTGGTTAATCTTGTTTGTGCTTGTGCTGAAAGATAATATTGAACTGGCTTAAAGAAATTATGATCTTGAAAAATCTCATTCCCTTTTAGAATAGCATCTGCAACCTCATTAGTTCCATGCATTCCATCTAAAGGACGATTAATACCAGTATCTTCAGCAGACAACCCTTCTGCAAGAGGACGTGCCACACCTGCCCGTTTAGGCATTCTTGATTGTAGAGCTACTACTCTACCTACATCAGGATTAAATGTACCTGCACCGTCCAGTAAACCAGCCCTGATAAGATCAGCAAGTTCTTTTTCATACTGATAAGTAGCTATAGTTTGCTCCAGTTTCATAACTGAATTTTGAAAATTTGCAAAAGGCTCTTTATACTCTCCCATCAATACTCTTAATTCACTAGGTATATCTTCTCTACGCTTTAATATTTCTAAAGCCTTTCTTCCTAATGGTCTTTGATTAGAAAACATATGAAATAAACTTTCCTCATCTGTTGCATGAGTAAGTTCATACATAAGTTTATCAAGAGTTCCGCCTTTACCTATAAACGCTTGATGTTTTGCCGCTTCTTCATCAGTTAAACCTGCTTTATTATAATCAAATTTTTCAAGTCCTTGCTTGTCTGTATACTTTGCCTTTAATGCTCTGTCATCTAATTCTTGAAACTCATTATTATTTCTTAATCTTCCTCGTAGAAAATTTCTTGCAGTATTTAATACTTCTAAATTAGCTCCTATTTTTGTAGCCCAATCTGGATTATCAAATACTTCGTATTGTCTTGTAATATATAATTCTGGATCTTCTCCATCCATAGATTTTTTTATCTTAAAAGCAAGACTATCCTGTTTTAATTTACCTTCAGCATCATATTCTTTTTTAAGTACTCCACTATCCCACAATCTTTGTTGTAAGTAATCAATATGTTTACGCATCTTAGATACTTCACGAGCAACATTTTTAGGAAGATGTACAGTATATCCTCGTAAAGCCCGATCTATAAGTCCAAACGTATCTTCTCCTATATTTTTTGCTTTAGTACCATAGTCCTTTTCCATAGCCGTCTTCAAACTACCTAATCTTTTCTTTATTGCTCTCTCTGCTTTTAAAGAATTAGCATCAAATCTCCTTCTTGAAGATTCAAATCTCCTTCCTAAACCACTGTCAGAGTAAGCCATTCTTTTAAATCTAGCCCAAACTACTTCCTTTGTTTTACGTCCTGTGGCTGGATCAATTATACCTTCTCCAAACTCTGTAATTTTTCGTCCTACGAACTGTCCTCTTGTAGCACCTTGATCTAATTCAATTCCATATCTACGAAAAGTATCTTGAATATCTTCAAAGGTTGCATTCTTAGCAGCATCTCCCTTTATATCTACTTTCTTTTGCTGCTTTACAGTTCGTGCTCTTGTTCCTTTTATATCTAAATTAACAACCCCGTTTGTATTTAAATCTTTTTGTAATCTGGCTGCTGTAGATTCAATATCACTATACGAAGCTCTATTAGGAATTAATTCATCTGAACTATCTAACTTTTTTCTAGTAGCCTCATAATCAAGATAATCCAATCTACCTTGATGATTACGTAGAACACGACGAGATCCTAATAATGCTGCTACATTAGCTATCTTATAAGAAGCTGGTCCACCAATAAATGTTCCAAGAAAAACAGCCTTTGCTGTTTGTACAGGATCAAATTCTTCCCAACCAGTTCTATTTACTTCTCTACTTAACCATTGATGTTCAGCATCATATGCACCTGACCACGCTCCAGTAATTGGTGCTCCTACTCTAGCAGCATTCTTTGCTAATTCTTTTGCTGCATCCTTCTGTGCTTTTGATAATGTTTCAGTTGTTATTTCTTTTGCAAAACCTTTTGTTGCAAATGTTGCCGCTGCTGTTTTACCTACCTCTTTTTCTAACTCCTTTTTTATTAGATGAGGCTTATCAAACTTCAACAGTAACTTCTGTAATCCCTTGAGTCCAAGTTTCTTTGCAATAGGCTTTGCAAAAATACTTCCTCCAATAGGTATCCATGTTGTAGGATCAATTACGGTATTCCAGACTGCTCTCGCAAAAGATCCTATATCAGATTTTGTATCAACAAAAGAATCCAGAGAATCAGCAAATGCTTGTCTTGTTTTTGGTGACATGTTCTTTGCATCCAATGCAGTTAATCCCATATTAAGCATATTATTACCTAATCTGGAATGTCTACGTTTAAACCATTGTGATAACTCTGCATCAGATTTTTTATAATCCTCGCCTTCTTCTTCTTTATAAATAATTCGTGCATTTTTAAGCCACTTTGGATGTTTATCCAACTCTTTCATTGTATAAGTTGGTTCACGTTTCTCCTCATACTTCCATTTTAAAGTCTTAGTTTCAGGATCAAACTTTATAGCTTCCCAAGCTGGCTCCATCTTAGCAGTATACTCTCTACCAGTTTCAGGTATTACTCTTTTGCGAGGATCATCTTTAGACCAAGGAAATTTAGGAAATCCAATTTCAGGCATTTCTTCAAAACCAGCAGCCCTTGCTCTTAACTCCTCTACAGATACTTCTTCTTCCTTATCTGTATCAGGATCTGGAGCAGTATCAACTTCAACACCACCTTGATGATATTTAGGATCTGACCATTTACTAGCCATTCATAATTTCCTTACTTTAATTAATCTTTAAGTAAAGCTAGTACTTCAGATTTACTTAATTTAAATTCTATCATAAAAGCAGATATATTATTTGCTCCACTTGGAACCATCTTTCCTTGATCATCCTCTATAAGTGCTTCTCCCAAAGGATCTGCCTTTAATTCATCAATTGCTTTTTGATTAGGAAGTGGAATAGGTGGTGTATCTGGATCTTGTGCAACTATTGCTCTAATTGTTGGCATAATTTCACTTATTGCATAATCCTGTGCTTCAATACTTGAGAGTCCTCCATCTTGAGCTTGTCGTAATGCACGTATATAATCTACTTGTAAATTAGTTGCTACTAAAGATGCACTAGATCCCATTGCCTTTTTATCCCATACTAATTCATCACCTATCGATGATAAGATAGCATTAGGATATAGTACTTGTACCATTCTCATTGCTGCATTAAAATCTGAAGTTTTTAAATTACCAGTTGCCTTTGCTGCTGCAAGATCAGCCTCTGCCTGTATTTCTTCAATTTGTGCTTCATAGATATCAATACCACTTGCTAATTCCTCTCCTCTAGCAGTACGTTCAGCTCCGGTTTGTGCCAGTATATCAGATAACTTTCCTTCCTCTACTCCTGTTTGCGCTGCTAGTCCAGCAAGTTCAGCCTCAGAAAGTTTATCTTCAAGAGTCAGCCCTAATCCATAAAATTCTTTTTCTGTAGCTAGTGCTTCAGGAACTGTTTCTTTCAGAGAAGATACACCCGCACCAAGAAGCCCTGATATTCCACCTGCTTGCGCAGCAGGAGAAACATCTGTACCAAGACGAGCAAAGAACTGAGCAACATTACCATATTGTTCTCTTATTCGTTGTTCATGTAAATCCTTTTGTCGTTGTTCATATCTCTGAGACATCTCTTGTGCTCTAGTTGCTTGAGCTTGACGAGCCTCCTGTACTGGAAGATACTCTGCTTTGGTTGCACCGAAAGGAGCCTCTTTAAAAGCAAGATACCGTCGCCTTATGTCGTCCATAGTTATTGGTCCTACTAAATCACCATCCTGCCGTTTAACAACAGACATCAACCCACCTTCAGCAGCAGGAAGTACCCCTGAGAGTGCCTGAGAGGAGATCTCAGTGGGTAAATTCGTTTGTGGCACCTGTGGTAAAGACATACTCCTTATAGCCGCTCCTCGTTGTCTAAGTAGCTCCATAGCCTCTTGTACATCCTGTGAAGTTGGCATCTGTCTGGCAGTTGGCATAGGAGCTACACCAGCTCCACCAACATCTCCCATAGCAAATCCAGCGCCGGGAAGTTGTCCACCCTGTTGTAAGGAGACAAGCCCACCCTCCGCAGCAGCACGAGATCCAAATCCACCAAAAGCTCCATATAATCCAGCAGCCGTACCAAGACCACCAACCAATGTTTGAGCTAAGGAAGGTGTAGGTACAGTCTGTGTGGCAAATCTCTGCTGAGTAGCTTGAAGTGGGAAGCCACGTATCAATGATGCATATCTTTGTAGTGCAGATTGCGGGAAAGCTCTCTCTTCTTCAAATTCTCTTTTAGCTATATCCAATGCCTGTTGTGTTCTTTGCTGTTGTGTTTCTCCTACACCAGCAAGACCAGCAATATCAGAGCGTGCTCTTGCACCTGTTACATCACCCAATGTGGCAAACTGTCTACCACCTGTCATCTCTCTTGCTCGTTGCTGTTCAGCCGCTGTTTGTGCTTGCTGGAATGATGCAGATAATCCTCGTGCCTGTATATCACCTAGTCGTTCTGCAAGATCCTGTTCAGCCTGAGACTCAACAAAGGCAGGACGAGTTCCTCCAAGAAATCCTTGACCTGCTACAGCTTGTGCTGCCCTTCTTTGTCTTGCTACTTCTTCATCTGAACGAGCTTCTCTCTTTGCAATATCTACTACGTTCTGCAAAAAGGGGTCCATCCTACGACCAATATCTTCTGCTCCTATTTCAGCAGTTCCAAGTGCAGTCGCTGCCAAGGCAGGTTGATAATATGTGGCTGCTCGTGCCAATGGTGTACCGGCAAGACCAGTAAATTGTTCCCTACCGGCGGCAAAAGCTGCTTGTTGTTCTGGAGTAAAGGGAGCAATCTGTGGACCGGGGAAAGGTTGTAAGCCTTCTGCCTTCTCACGTTCAAATTCAGCTCGACCTGCTCCAAGAACATCTGAGATAAATGGTTTTAATTCTGTGGGAAATTCCGATGTTTGCGTAATTGTCTGTTGTGCAGGTGGTGCTACTGGTGCTGGTTGACTTCCACCTCCTTTATATTCTCTAAAATTAGTAATATCATTAAGAGTGCCTGATCCACCAAGAGACTTTAATAGAGATGCTTCAAATGTATTTACATGAGCAAGCTCCGTATCTCCTTCTATGCCATATCCTGCAAGTTCATTGTATAATTCCTTGAACAATGAAATCTTTTCGGGCATATCTAAGTTTGAAATATATTCTCTTGTATCACTCATTTTCCAGTTCCTTCACTAAAACAGTATAGTACTTTTTGTATCCTTTATTTTTTAAAGCTCTTGTCCAACCATCTCGTCCAGCAGTTTCTATATGACTTATATTATTTTCCTTACAAAACTTTTCAACAGGCTCACTCCAACTATCCATCCACTTCTTTAATGTATTCTTCTTTGTTCCCCACAAGTGTCCTCTTAAATGTTTCTGGTTTGGATAGATATAAATCTCAGTTGTAAATGCTCCAATAATTTCCTTCTCTTCTTCATCCACTATAACCCAAAGTTGTTGTCTTTGTTCTTTCAACCACTCTTTTATATCTTCTAAATTAATCTCTCCTATTGTACGTTTAATAGCTTCATTTAAAAGAGGACCAACATAAGGCCACAAGACATCTATATATTGTGGTTCTGCTTTATATACAATCATCTATACTAGACTTGAAAGCTCCCTTCCTGCATTAAGTTCTCTTTGTTGCCTATTTGTACCAAATGCTTTCTTTCTCATCAATTGATTAAACTGATCTAGTGCTTGAGCACCAGCCGTACTGCTACCATTACCAAGCATGGATACCACATCAGCAGGTACAACATACTCATCTGAACTAAGTAAAGCCACATCAGGAGTATTAGGAATATCCTGTGGAGTTTGTGGTACTACATTAAAGGCTATTTGATCTGCCATACCATCTCCTTGTCCTTGTACTCGTCCTTCAAATACTCCTCCACGAGCTAATCCTACACTCCCTCCTTGATTTACCCCTACTCCAGATGCAACTAATCCAGCTATTGGATCAACTTGTGCCGTCTGTTGAAATCTTGATAGAAGATCTCCTAATGCAGATGTATCTGTTGGAACAGCAACATCCGTTGAAATAGGAGCAGCAACTTGTTCAGGCAATACTGCTGGTACTTGAGGAACTTGATCTTGTCCTGTTATTCTTGCTAAAGCATCTTCTATATTGAAAGAGGAAATATTACTCTGGAAAGGAGTTGCAGCAGGAAATTTAAATGGTTCAGGAGCAGCAGTAGCAGCACTAGTATCCCCAGCACGTTCCCAATCCGGTCTATTAATTCTTCCAAGTTCACCCATCGTTGCTCCTTTTAGAAGTGTAGGAGTTGACGCTCCCCCTCCTCCTATATATACACCACCAACCTCTGATGTTTTCTTCAATACTGGTGCTCCATATCCTCTAATAGTTGGAGCATATGTATAACCAGCAGGTGCAGGTGGTATAGCAGGATGGCCGGGATGATACGGTAACTGACCAAAACTAGTAGTACCTCCCATCTGTAAAGATACAAGACCACCTTCCTTGGCTACATTCACATCTTCTTCATCTATCTCATCTTCTGTAAAATACTGTGCCTCTTCAGGAGTTCTTCCTTCTCCTATAGTTCTTTCATAGAACTCCACACCTCTACCTCCTATAGGAGTACGTGGGGTAAATGGATCTAACTCTGGAATAGCTGCTGGCGTTCTTAATCCCGGTATCTCAGCCTGTGCTGGCGGTCCTTCTAAAGCTGAAAGACCTAATGTAGTAGCACCAAGTCCTAATCCAATCCTCTCAGGAGTTGTTCGTCTTCCCCACCAATCTGTAAAACTCCAAGGTTCTGGAGCAGTAGCTGCTTTCATTCCAGCCTCTCCTGCCTTTTGTAATACTGTTGGACTAGGACCACGAAATGCGTCCTCAACAAAACCTTGCGGCCAATCTTTAGAAGGATAATATTTTTCAGCTTCTGCCCAAGTTTTAGGACTAATTCCTGTCGTAGTAGCAACGGGCTGATCTGACCAAGTAGTTCCCGGTAAATAATTAGGTGTTCCAGCAGTTTGTATTACACCACCTGTAAGATCTGGAGGAGGAGTAATAACAGAAGGTGGTATATCACTCAGCATATCACGACCAACATTTCTAAAAGCATCCAAACCAAGTGTTGGCGTCGTAACTCCTCGTTGACCAGCAGCCAAAGCATCAGCATAAACACCACCACTAAATCCAGCAGGAGGACCAGCCGCAACTAATTTAGTACCTTCAATAGCTTCCGTTGCACCGGGAGCTACAGCACCGGGAGCACCAATAAGATGACTAACCCCACCAGTTAAACCACCGAAAGCAGCTCCCAATAATATATCTTTTAATGGATTTTCTCCTCCCATAAATAAACTTCTTAATCCACCCATTCCTCCACCAATCAACATTCCCTGTCCAATTGGTCCTAATGCTGCCCACATTCCACCTAAACCAGCCATTAGTCCAGCACCAGCAGTAGCAGCAGCAGCAGTACCAGCAGCAGCAGCACCAGCACCAGCAAGACCTGCGACTAAAGGAGCAGCAAAAAAGAATGCTTCCGGTAGACCAGTTTCAGGATTTTTAGTTACTGGACCTAATGAAGAAAGACCACGTACCTCTTCTGGATTAACATGCATCAACATGGTATCTCCATACCTACCCTTTGAAGCTATATTCTGTGCATCATCAAGCATGTCTGGTTGACCACCTTCTTGCATAGTTCTTGGTTGGAAAGTATTTCTACGTTGAGGTATACGTTGAGGCATACCTTTAGCTTGACGTTTCAATCCTTCAAAAGCATTATATCTTGACAAAGAAGTAGGCATGACAGGTTCAGAACCAATCTTATTTTGTAAATCTTGCAGTTGTTCTACATTATATGCCATTATGCCATTCTCCGTGGGTTCATATAGTTTGACTGTGGTAATGTATTATTGGCAATAAAAGTACTCTGCTGATTAGGATTATGATACATAGGATTACCCTTATTAGTAACAGGTTTGGTAACACTTTGTATGGTAAGATTCTTAGCCCATATAGGAGTACCAGTTACTCCTTTATTCATATTAGAATAAAGACTGCCATGTATAATATAAGTTTTATATTCTTCATTAGTCATTAGTTTAAATCCTGCCATGCTTGTGTTCCTGCCGTACTTACATATCCTTTAAATTTACCACTACTCACAGAGTATGCTATATCTCCCTTATCAGGACTCTTAATAGTAGTTACTGTAACCACGGCATAAATATTTGAAGTAGGTTTTCCCTCTTGTATTTGATCTCTGGTATCCAATTCATTAATAAAAGCAGCACTCCATTGTTGTATACGACCATAAACATAGTCTACTCCTTTTTTAACATCATCAGGAAATATTAATGGAAAGGCTGGATATCTTGCCATTATCTCATCCCGTCCTGCTGCATACTTAAACGAACAGATCCCCATCTCCATGACGTATCAGCAGCATCACACGAAACCCTTATTCTCCCCTGCCTTCCTCTTGCTCGTAAATCTATTTTACTAGTACTCTTTGTAATTGAGAATGGTCCTTTTTCAGTTTCCTGTGTACTCTCTGGAAATTGTTTCGTTGTAATAGAAAACTTTATAGTTCCATCATTTAAAGTCATATCTGGAATTAACCGATCAAGAAACATTAGTTCATTACCATCCTGTATATCAAAATCTGCTGATTCAATGAAAGATGTTATTGCCTGTCCATTTGCTGTAAATATCCCATCAGGTTCATTGTTATATATATTATTACCATTAACACTTACACCAGTTGTAATCGTATTTCCAAAAACTATCTTATCATTAAAGGTAGTAAATAGTGTAGTACCATATGTCCAATAATTTTCATCTGGTGACCATATCACATATGAATCACATTCTCCTGAACCATCAGTGGAAGGATACAGCCAGATTACTTCTTTAAATTCAGAATTAATACCAGCAAATATTTTATCTCTATTTGATAAGTCAAGACGATTAAATATATATCGTCTGACTGTACAATCCAGAGTTCTTACCTGTCCATCAAAAGTATAGAAATTATCAAAGCCCATCCAAACAGTTCTACCATCATAATCTACTGCTGCATGTGGTGCAATCAATCCACAGTTTGTTCCCATTTGTGCAAATTTAAATGTAAAAGGTGGACCAACAAATGTTTGTAACCATAAAGAATTATCTGTCCATATATTAACTGCATTTCTGGAACGTACTCCACCAATAATTGCAGTACCATCTGCAAGTTGTACTTCTCCTGAAGTGGAACTAACAGAGGGAACCCAATTAGTATAGTCTTCCTGATGAGCCCATCTCACAGTCATTGGATTAAATGCACCACTTGGATCGGCTGTTGTATTAAAAATATTACCACCAAGAGCTATAAGATGTCTATCATTAGGAGATACTAATATAGAGTTTACCGTAGTGGGTGTAGAATTAGTAGCTCCTGAAACCTTTACTGCTCTAAGAGGAGTAGTTGATGCATCAGTATCAAAGAAATAAATAGTTCCTTTCCTACGATTAGCTATAACATCTTCTCCCCAATTATCCAGACTCCATTGTGTAATCTCACTGGAAAATGTAGTAGCTCCAGCAGATGTGGGTTCATTATAAGCTCGTGTTCCTGCTGTACTTGTACCTGCTTGCCATGCAGCAGCACCATAACCAAGACCGGGAGTAGCATTTGATACTCCTGTAGAAATTAAATAATGTGCCGTTGCCTGACTTGCACTGGATTGTGCAGCACTGGCAGTTGTTGCTACATCTATGGCAAAAGAATTAGCTCCTATTACACTTACTTGAAATACACTAGTACCGAATATTATATTACCACCTATGGTTACACCACCACTTGGTCCTGAAACACTGGTAAAAAATACATAATCTCCTGTTGCTCTACCATGTCCAGCAGCAGTAACAGTTACCGTAGTGGCAGATAAAGCTACGGTAAAAGCATTGGTAATAGTTACAGATGTTGATACAGGAGTTATATCAGTTATTGTATCACCATTGTGTTCATATAACTTCTGAGGTGTACCGAACATGGCTCTTTTTAACTGATCATTATCAGTCCAACTTATTAAATCACGAGCAGCACCATCAAATGTGGCAGATACTTTTGTTTCATATCCTCCTATATTTTGTGGTCTACCAGTTCTAAATCTTACACGATCTGTATCATACCAAGAACCCTCTTCAGCATACTGAGTAGATTCCCTTCTAATACCGGGAGTAAAATTTAACTTAACAAGTTTTGAATTAGAAGAAGCCATTTTTACCTATCAAAGTTCTTCAATAATGCAACATCAATTGTAGCAGCACTTCTGGCTATGTATGTAAGTAAGTCCACATCGCTTGCTCCTGTGCTTAATGAAGGAACAGTGGCTGATACAAATTGCCATGCTGCATTATAGCCAAGTGTTCTACTTCCAGTTCCATCCTGTATAAAATATATATTCCCTCCTTGTCCGGCTGTACAATTAACAGGTGCTTTTAAAGTTCTATTTCCTCCAATTGTAACAAGGAAATTATTACTTAATGCAAAATTCACACTAATACAAGCTGCATCTGTTACCGTAACAATTGGATTATAAGTTCTTGCATTTCCTCCAATAATTAAATTACCGGGAGTACTTGCAGAAGCTCCTATAATATATTTAGTTCCTATTAATGACACATTGGCAGAAGTAGATACTCTTAAATATCTTATATCAGCCAGAGATGTATCAGGAATATTGGTAGTGCATACTCCTATATCTGCACTGGCTGCTGTACCAAGATTAAATCCTTTTGTATTTAAAGAATGTACAGAAGTACCATCACAAATTACTAAACCTACAGCTCCTAATGGTATATCATATCCATCTCCTCCGGCAGTCTTCATCTTTATAATATCAGAGGCTGTAGTATTGGCAGAGACTACATTATTAATTACATAACTCTTGGAATTAGCAGGAATAATCAATGATATAGTATTAGCAACTCCACCCACTGATCCTTTTAAATGTAGAAAAGCAGATCGTGGAGTATCTGATCCACCGTCTACTGCTGATAATGTTACAGTAGCTGCTGATCCAATTGATACAGTTGTATAGGAAGCAATTGCATCATCCACAAGACTAATAACCTGATTATTAAGAACAGTTCCCCATGTATTAGGATTATCACCATCCCCTTGTTTTGTTAGTCTTATATTTGAAGTGTACGTTGATGCCATTTTCTTCTCCTATTTAAAATATGGATTCTTATCATAGGGAACACTCATCTCTCCTCCAATAAGTCCACATGTTATACCATCTGTAAAGGTTAACATAAATAACCATCTCCCAGTATTTTGATTTACAAATAATTCTGAAAGATTTTCATTTTTATCTAATCCCCACCAAACTTTAACTGTTTGCAGCCTTTCTTTTAAATCTTGACGTACAAAATCACTTTCAGAACACATCATATTTTTCTGAAACATACGAGGAAAAATATTTGGATCTTGTCCTATAACTCCATCATGATTTTGAGCACTTGCACTGGCTATAAATACCAGTGCTATACATACAATTAAACATATAGTAAGTAATAAAATTTTCATAAACCTCTCTAACTCCTATTCTGTACCTAACTGTAAAAAGGGTTTCCCCATAAATTCTTCAAATCTATCTTCTTTTATAAATATAGCAACAGAATTATTTAATTCTCTTACACAATATAATTCAACAAGAACATCTCCACTTAAAAAATTTTGAAATAAGTATGAAGAGATAATAGCATAAGAGGGATGTATTGGAGATTTAAAAACTCTTACATTTATTATATCAGAATTTTCCTGTCCTATCTTTATTAAAAATTCTTTCAGTTCCTCCTGATTTAAATCTTTGTATATAGCACTGAAGCTATGTTCAAAATATGCTGTTAAACCATCACGTTGCTTACCATCCTTACCACAAGGATTATAAATAATTTCTTCATTATGTTCTTCCATATATACATCTTGAGCTACTACAGAAGAAGACCATAAGTAAATAAGTAAAATTAAAAATATTTTCTTCATGCTTTTTTATATCTCATTTCCAAATCTTTTTTAATATTCTCAAAAGGATCTTTCCAATCTTTATATTCTTTCTGTCGGTATAAAGTTACACTATCATAATAAGGAGATTTATCTCCCGGCAATGCCCAAAGATAGTATGGTAAAATAGGAACAACAATCCATGTATCAATTCCCATAGCTGCTGCTAAATGTGCAACACTGGTACAGGAGGAAATAATTAATTCACATTCACTAATTACCTTACGAGTATCTTCCCATGTTTCTAATAATGGCTGCTCCATCCATTCTGGTACATCATCCGTATCACGTTGTAAACTGACAATATCCAGATCTTCAATAGCATCAAACATTAAATCTTTTGAGAATAGTCTATACTGTTCATGCTCAAATTGTGGATTACCTGACCATCTTACACCAACTCTACCGGGAATTGTATTTGCTGTCTTTGGTATATATGAAGAACCTGACAGAGTTTCATAAGTATGTTCTAAAGATACGACAGCAGACATACTTGGAAGCCAATAGTCATGGAATACTCCACATGCTGCTTCTGGTTGTATAACTGTAAAGTCTTCTGCAAACAACGAAGCTAATTCAGGAGAGCAACAGACAACAACTCTATTACCACGATCTTCAATCTCCTTGGCAAATCTGAATCCATGAATTTGATCACCAAGACCACCTTCAAGACGTAAGAGTACAGTTCCTTCTTCACCATTCCAAATAGGTTTGGATGATCCTATATGACGATTACCAAATACATTAATAAATCTTCCCTTATCTAAAAGACTATGCCCAAATCTAAAATTTCCTTTTCTAAGTTCATACCATCCTCTGTTAAATGCTGCTCTTGGATCATCAGGTGTTTTAATAGCAAGCTCATCTGCAAGACGTTGCCCTGTTATAAAATCACCCTTTAAACCTGCTGTTAATTGCTCGTCTAATAAATTCATTCTCTAATACCACCAGCATGATCAGTAGCAAATGTTATATGTACCCAGTCAGTCTCTGATCCAATTTGGGAAGGTGAACTTCTACTATCTACATCTCCTAGTCCTAATTGCCCACTCCCATTTTTACCCCACGAATATATAGTTCCAGAACTTGTTCGTGCCATTCCTTGATATAGTCCTGCTGCTATTTGTACCCAATCTGTTGCAGATCCGATTTGCACAGGAGATGACTTATTTACTTCAGTACCATCTCCAAGTACCCCATCATCCCCAAATCCACATGCCCATATTGTACCATCAGTCTTTAATGCTACCATATGATCATTTCCAACATTTACAGTATCCCAATCAGTTAACGATCCTACTTGAACTGGAGATGAATAATTAGTTGTATTTCCTTGTCCAAGCTCACCATATCCATTTACTCCCCATCCCCATAATGTACCATCAGTCTTAGTAGCCATTGCAATTTGATTCCACCGTGATCTTCCAATATGCTTCCAATCTGTAAGTGAACCTATTTGAATAGGAGAACCAACATCCTCTGTACCTCCATTTCCAAGTATTCCATCATCAAATGTTCCCCATGCCCATAGAGTTCCGTCTGTTTTAACTGCATGAGCACCATATAATCCTGTAGAAATATCCTTCCAATCTTCAAGAGAACCTATTTGGATAGGAGAACTTACAGCTACACCTAGTCCAGTAGGAGGACTTCTTCCCCATATCCAGAGTGTTCCATCCTCTTTAACTACACCACCAGCATATCGTCCACCACCTAGTGTAGAATTATCCCAATCTGTGTCATCATTAATTTGCACTGGTGACGAATAATTAGTCTCATCAGTAGCTAAACCAGTTCTAAAACTATTTGCATATCCCCAAGACCAAAGTGTTCCATCTGATTTAGTAGCAAATGTCCAGTATTCACCACCATCTACATCAGTCCAAGTTGTATCAGATCCAACTTGTACAGGAGAAGACCTATTTGTTGTAGTACCATCACCTAAAGCACCATAAGTATTTCTTCCCCACGTATATAATCCACCTTCTGTAACTGCACCAGCAGCAGCAGTAGCAGCAGCAACCATCATAGTACTTCTTATTAAACTCATTATTAATATCCGTTATTCTATAATAAACTAGTTTTCCGGTTTCGTAGGCCAAATCGGGTTAGCTGGATCTGGAGTATTAGCAGGAAGATCTCGTAATGCTTGACGGTAGGTAGCCCAAACTACTTTACCATCAGAAGGAGCATCTGGCATTTGAGTCCAATCTGTTTCATCTAATTTAGCATTTCGTTCTTTACGAAGTTCAGCCCACAACTTTTCTGTAGTAGGAACATAAGGTACATATTTTACAATCGTACCATTTTCATATGTATCGTGATTAGTTACATCATCAGGAGCATCAATCCAAAAAAGACTTTCAGATACTGGAAATGTCTTTCCATGTTCAACTATATCACAGATACGAGTACCTTGAATTAATATACTTTTCATTATGCAAACTCCATTACAATTACAATACCATCTGCTCCATCACCACCTGTTTTTGTTGCAGTACTTCCGATATTACAACCACCACCTCCACCTCCACCGTAAAGATTTCCATCAAAACCATTAGCACCAGAAGTTCCACCTCGTCCTGCTCCACCAAGAACACTTGGTCCTCCTTGTCCACCACAGCCTTCTGAACCAGATGCATTATATCGTGAGTTACCTATACCATCACTTCCTATTGCATTTACATCACCATCTGCTCCAGCACCTCCAGCACCACCATCTGGACCAGAGCCATTTGCTTGACCACCACCCCCTCCTGTTGCAGAACAAAGAGATCCAAATGAAGAAGTTTCTCCTTGTGTACCAGCACCCGTACCTGATCCACCAGCACCTCCTTCTCCAACTGTTACAGTTTCCGATGATGTACCAGATACATCTAAAAATTCTTCGGTATATCCACCACCACCTCCACCTCCACCTAAACGATCAGTAGCTCCACCACCACCACCACCAGCACCTTGTACTCGTACAAAGACGGAGTTAATACCAGCAGGTTTAGTCCACGTTCCATCAGCAGTAAACACTTGTACAGATTGCATACCACCACCACCAGCAGCATCTTCCCACGTTGCATCTCCATCTGCATCAGAAGTTAATATTTTATCAGCACCGGGAGAACCACCTCCAATTTTAATTGTACTTGCCAATACAACAGCACCAGTTACAGTTACAGTACTGGCAAAGTTAGCAGCTCCTCCAACACTAAGAGCACCAGCTATACTGACAGCACCACCTATAGTAGTTGTACCTCCAACAGTTAAGTTACCAACTAATATTGAATTTCCACTAACACAAACATCATCGTCAAATTCTGCTTTACCAACTACAGTTAAAGTACTTGCTAAATTAGCTGCACCTCCTACACTTAAAGCACCAGCTATACTTACGGCACCTCCAATTGTGGTTGTACCTCCAACAGTTAAGTTACCAACTAATATAGTATTACCACTTACACATACATCGTCGTCAAATTCTGCTTTACCTACAACAGTTACTGTACTAAGAAAATTAGCTGCACCTCCAACACTTAAAGCACCAGCTAAACTAACTGCTCCCCCTATAGTGGTAGTACCTCCAACTGTCAGATTACCTACAAGTATGGAATTTCCACTTACACATACGTCATCATCAAACTCAGCTTTACCGACTATAGTAGCTGTACCACCTACTCCAAGATTTCCAGTAAGAGTTGTATTTCCAGCTATAGTTACCGTACTTGCAAAGTGTGCAGCCCCACCGACACTAAGAGTACTTGCCAGACTTACAGCACCTGCTATTGTAGTAGTTCCTCCTACAGCCAGATTACCTACAAGAACTGTATTACCAGAAACACATACGTCATCGTCAAACTCTGCTTTACCTACAGCTGTAAGTGTCCCACCAACTCCAAGATTTGCCGTCAGTGTTGTATTACCAACTATAGTTGCTGTACCACCTACAAAAAGATTACCACCTATTGTAGCATTACCAACAGATATATTACCCGTTATAGCAACAGGAACATTAGTAAGATTAGCACCATCACCATAGAAGGCACTGGCACAAACCTTTGCATTTGCAGCCTGTACATTAGCTCCGGCTATTGTTACAGTACTGGCAAAGTTAGCAGCACCCCCAACACTTAATGTACTAGCAAGACTAACTGCACCTGTAATAGTAGTAGTACCACCTACAGCTAAATTACCTACAAGAATTGTATTCCCTGATACACATACATCATCGTCAAATTCTGCCTTGGCAGCAAAGGTTGCAATACCTCCTACACCTAATGTACCAGTAAGAGTTGTATTACCT